CTTTTGTGGGAAACCAAAATTTACGAGCCATTGAATTTCAAGGACTTGGTGGTCAGCGAGTTCGTGACTGCAAATTGCAAAACTTTTTGGTTGGTGGTTTGTATAACAACAGTTCGGTTGGTTCATTTACTGAATTTGATGTTTTCGAAAATTGTTATTTTGGGGACTGTTTCTATGCGCTTGAATATCAAAGAAATTTGGGCGATGATAGTTTTCATGGTTCAGGTTTGTTAAATTGCGTTGTTGATGCATATCAAAATGCGGTCGCAAGAATTTTGATAAATACTGGTTGCAAGCCATATAACGCACCAATGACTGCACAGTTTTTTGTGAATGCCAGCATTCCAATTATCCGCCATGTTGAAACAAGCAGGGCCGCAAGTTATTACGGAACAATAACAATTGAATCATCAGGGGCCGCTATTCCAACACTTGCCAATGGATATGACGTTGGTTTAATTGGCGGTATAAGTTGGATAGGCAATAAGCCAAATTGGGGAACAATGTCTGTTACTCGATATGAATCAATCGATGTTGGCGGGGTATTACAATCACTAGACACAATGTATGTTGGGCAACCGATTGCCATTAACACAGCAACATTTACTGACTTTTTTACGCCAGTTGGAATGTTGCGAGGCACACGGTTATTTTTTGTATATTTGGAAGGCACTAACGTTGAAGTTACATATATGCTTTTGTCGTTAACCTCTCCATTTGGCTTTTACCCAACACCAACTCTAATTGGCAAAAGTGTTTGTGACAATGGAGGACAATCAGGAGCTGACGCAATATTTGCTTTAAATAATGCAAATTCATATCTTCAAATTAAACAAGGGGCGGGCCCAGCTGTAAATGTAACTGCTCGAATTGTTGCATATCAACTTGGCGTAGGTGCAGCCAATACAGGTACTCTTTAACTCATAAAGGAAAAATCATGGCACTTCGTAAATTCATTGAATCTGAAGGCATATCAGTGGTTCAAACCCCGATAGGTAACATTGCAAATGGTCTTCAAAAAGTATCATTTTTAGCCTATGCAAAAATAACAAGCATTATCGGTAACAAAGATTTAATCACCGCTAATGTAAATTTTCAAAGCGATACACAACAGTTTGATAAGCAATATCAAATACCTGTGTCAACTGTTACTGGTTCGGCAAATTTCATTGCCCAAGCATACGAGCATCTTAAAACATTGCCAGAATTTGCTAGTGCTGTTGATTGTTAACCCGTGCCAGTTCGGAAAACTGGAAACCTTAATGCTTGACTGGATGGTTGGGCTGGAAACAAGGAAATGATATGTTAGAAAAAATTATCTCTGTCGATTTAATTGAAGTTGTTGAAAATGGCTCAATTCAAGTTCGCACCAAGACCGCCATCATGGAAGATGGCAAACAGATCAGCGGCACATTCCACCGCCACGTTGTTGCCCCTGGCGACGATTACAGCGGCGAGGATGCCCGTGTGCAAGCCATCTGTGCGGCAACACACACTGCTGGCGTGATTGCAGCCTACAAAGCAGCTCAAGCTGCACAAGGAGTCTGAGATGGCCCAAAATAGTCAAATCGCATTTGCCCCACTTGGCAACACCGTTGTCATCCCTGCTGCTGCTGCGGCCTCCACGGGCGTTCAGGCGCTTGTTGACGCACGCTTTGATGCTCAGAGCACTGGCCAGTACCGCATCATCAACAGCAGCGCCAACACGGTGTTTCTGGGCATTGGCCCAACTGCTGCAATCGCCACGGCCAACGCAGTGGCCCCAGTCGCTGGCACGCCTTCAGCAGCCATCGTGTTGGTGCCTGGTGCCGTTGAGGTGCTGCGCTTTGGGCGTGAGTCGTTCTTCAGTGGCTTGGCCCCTGCTGGCGCATCCACTGTGTACATCGTCCAGGGCGAGGGCATGTAATGAGCCAGGTCGATGCAACCGATGCGCGACTTCAGACGCACGAAGAAATTTGTGCGCTGCGGTACGAAGCCATCCAAAAATCGTTTGAGTCAGGCAGCAAGCGCATGAGCCGCATCGAGTACATCCTCTATGCGCTGATCGCGGTCACGCTGCTCGGACCAGGCTTTGCTGCGGAGATGTTGAAAAAGATGCTGGGGCTGTAAATGGCTGAAGAATCTGCAAAAGGCGCGTTGATTGAAAAGCTGACATTTGCTGTCTTGCCACTGCTCTTTACTTGCGTTGTCTACCTCATGTCGGCGCTGTCCAACTTATCGCACGAAGTCACAATTCTCAACAGCAAGATCAGCCTAGTCGTGACAAGCGACAACAAGCAAGCCACCAACACTGGCGCAGAGCTGGCGCGTGAACGCCTGCGCCAAGACCTCTCGCTGGAGATTCAAAAGAACCGCGACGACATTCAGTACAACCGCCAAAAAATTGCCATCATTGAAACAAAGTTGGAGAAAAAATAATGGATTGGCTTAAGCAGATCGCACCCACCATCGCCACCGCAATGGGTGGCCCACTGGCTGGCATGGCCGTGTCAGCCATCTCCAAGGCCATTGGCGTGGATGAGGCCAAAGTGGGCGACCTGATCGCCAACAACAAACTCAGCGCCGAGCAGATCGCCCAGGTCAAGCTGGCTGAGATCGAGTTGCAAAAGCAAGCGCAAGAGCTGGGCCTAAATTTCGAGAAGCTGGAGGTCGAGGACCGCAAGAGCGCTAGAGAGATGCAGGCCACCACCAGATCGATGATGCCCCCCATCTTGGCTGGCGCAGTCACCATCGGATTCTTTGGCATCATGGTGATGATGTTCTTCAACCAGATCGACAGCAGCAACCCGGCCATCTTGATGATGCTGGGCAGCTTGGGCACGGCTTGGACTGGCATCATCGCTTATTACTTTGGCAGCTCTGCTGGCTCACAGGCCAAAACTGACCTGCTTTCCAAAGCTGCAAAATGAACCTCACACCCAACTTCACCCTGGAAGAGCTGACGGCCTCAGAGACCGCTGAGCGCAATGGATGGGACAACAGCCCCAATGACACCGAGCTGGCCAACCTCACGCGCCTGGCTGACTTTCTGGAGCAGGTGAAGGTGGTGCTAGGCGGCAAGCCCATCATGATCTCGTCTGGCCTGCGCACCAAGCTGGTCAATGATGCAGTGGGCAGCAAAGACACCAGTCAGCATCGGCTCGGCTGCGCTGCCGACTTTAAGGTGCCAGGCATGACCCCAGACGAAGTGGTGCGCAAGATCGTGGCCAGCGGCATTGGCTACGACCAGGTAATTCGTGAGTTTGATCGCTGGACGCACATCAGCGTGCCCAACAGCATCGATGTCAGCCCTCGAAAGCAGGCGCTAATCATCGACAAGGCTGGCACCAGGCCGTTTGCCTAAAGGCGATGGCACATCCCCTCACCGTTGTAGGCTGGCCAGCCTGACTGGCCCTTGGTCTGCTTCCACAGCTTGACCATCTCGCAGTACTCGGCCTGCTGGCGCTCGGCCTCCTCAAAGTCGGACTGGCCGACGATGCCCATTGCAACGATCAGGCCGATGACGGCCAGAATGACTTGGTAGCGTTTGAGTTGCATGGTGGCCTCCTTCAGTCAGTGATCAGGCAGCCGTTCTCGATGCGCATGAAGCGCATCAGGTCCAGCTCGTGCGCCACCTGGATGATGGCATCCTGTGCTCGCTTGGTCATGGCGCAGCGCTGGCAGCAGGCCAGGATGCGCGCTGCGATCTCGTGGTGGCCGAGGCTGTGGAAGTCGCGTGCCTTCTCGATCTCGCGTTGTTGGGTCTTGTTCACGGTCAGCTCCTTGCTGGTTGTTTGTTGACAGGCCTCTACTTTACCACAAAGTCCCACAATCTCACACTTATATGATAGGGACAAACCCTAGTCTTTTGCTTCTTTTGCAATGATGACCTTGGCCACCGTTTCGAGCGTCGTGAACCGGTGCATGTTGGCGCATTCATAGCGTCGGTACTTGGCATTCTCTGCACGCTGGCGAGTCTCCTTCACCAGCGTCCAGGTGCCGCAGACAGGGCACTTCATCAGTACCCTCTCCAGATGCGCACATCCAGCAGCCACAGCGAGACAAAGAACTCGCCATTGGCAAAGCCAACAGCGAACACCGGCCACTTGTGCATCAGCGTCTCGATGCTGATCTTGATCTGCTTTTTCATGCAGCCACCTTCTTGCCCTCTTCGGCCAGCCCCTGCTTGATGTAGTGCAGCACCTGGGCGGCCAGAGTGCGCGTGTCGGCCTCGGCTTGGCGGCGCAGCGCCAGCTCCACGTCCGGTGGGATGCGGATCGTCATCCAGCGATCCTTGGTTTTGTCGGTGGCCATCAGTCGGTGCCTCCGGCGTTGGTAATCGCGTCCTCGAACATGTCGGCAGTGGCACCTGCACCGGCCAGCTCGATGGGCACACCACTGGTCAGCAGGCTGACCAAGTCCTCTTGGCCAGCGACCTCGATGTCGAAGCGGGTCTGGGCTGCGTGCCGAATGGCCTGCGCCTGGTTGCTTGCGCGAATCAGGCGGTGGCGGCTGGTCTCGATGTCGGTGACAACGTAAATGCGAGTGCTCATGGTGTGTTCTTTCGTTGGTTAAAAAAGGCGCTGATCTGCCCCTTGGCATCTTCCGCACCTTTTCCCACTATACAACAGAATCCCACACTTTCCAGATGTGCAATCCAGTCTTTTTGCTCGGCGCTCAGGCTGCCGCCTTTGGTGCGCTTCATCTCCACCCACAGCCCCCAGGCAGGCACAAACAGGTCAGGCACGCCACTGCTCACGCCCTCGGCCTTGAGCCTGCCAGCGGTGGCCGGACTGCGAGCGCCACCGTTGGGGATGGCAAAAATGCGCACGCCTGGCCAAGTCTGGCGAAACCAGCGCACCAGCTCGCGCTGCTCCTCGTGCTCAGTCGGTATGCGGTCTAGAACGGACATTCGCGCTCCCACTTATCGCAGGCATCCATGCTGGCCGCAAAGTCCTCGGGCGGCGTCATGAAGAACTCAACACACAGGCCATCGACCCCGTAGTGCTCGCAGGTGTGGCAGCACTTGGGTGGCCCGGCCTTGTCCCACTCACGCCACTGAATCAAAAACTCCGGCTCGCTCGGTCTGGTGGTCGGTTTGTCAATCATGCCCATCTCCTTTTCATCACTCTGAAAAATTTGCCATCGCGCTTGAACTCGATGCTGGCCGGTGGCTGCGTTTGGTTCATGTTGGCCACCATCTCCTCCAGCGACTGCACATTCAGGCCACCAGGCACGATCTGGCTGCGCTCAGCCATGTTGACCAGCTTTTGCATGGCCATCTGCCCCGCATACCCCTCGTGCAAGATCGGCAGGTACTCGGTGATGGCCGGATCGCTCAGGCCACCGTAGTAGGTCACGGCGATCATCTCCTTGCCACTGGCCTTGCTGACATGCTTGCGCCAGGACCAGCCTGTCACGTCCAGATCGCTGCCCTCCAACCCCATGATGTCGTCCTGGTGCAGCTCCAGCTTTTTGCGCTCCGGCTCGGGAACCGGGTGGTCGCAGGCAGGACAGACAGACACCGAGATGGCGCACAGCTCCCCGCAGTTGTCGCAGACCTTGACCGGTGCCTCACCATTGCCCTCTCCGGCCTTCTTGGGCGGCTGCACAGCGGTGATCGGCCCGTGGGTGGCCACTACCCCAGCAAAGTCCAGCACCAGGCAGTGATCGATGTGCGACTTCACCCGCATGCCCCGGCCTGCCATCTGCACGTACAGGCTCGCGCTCATGGTGGGGCGCAGCATGGCGATCAGATCGATGTCTGGGTAATCGAAGCCGGTGGTCAGCACGTTGGCGTTGGTAAGAGCCTGCAGCCGTCCGGCCTTGAAGTCGGCCAGCATGCGCTCGCGCTCCTTCTTTGGCGTCTCGCCTGTCACGCACTCAGCAGCCACCCCATGCTGGCGCAGGACAGCGGCGATGTGCTTGGCGTGCTTGACACCTGTGCAAAACACCAGCCACGCCTTGCGCTCGCCTGCCAGCTCGACGATCTCGCGCACCACGCGCTCGTTGTTGTCCTTGGTATCCACAGCGGCCTGCAGCTCGGACTCGATGAACTCCCCGCCACGCTTGTGCACGCCAGTGGTGTCCAGCTTGGCCTTGGTGACCTTGCTGCGCAGCGTGGCCAAGTACTTCTTGAAGATCAGCTCCTCGATGGTCACCGGCTCGATCAAGGCATCGAACAGCGCAGGCTTGTCGGTGATCAGGCCATGCCCTAGGCGGTAGGGCGTGGCCGTGAGGCCAATCACCCGCAGGTGCGGATTGATGGCCTTCAGCTCGGCCAGCAGTTTGCGGTAGCCTCCCTCGTCTTTATGGTTGACCAGATGGCACTCGTCGATCAGCACCAGATCGATGTGGCCCAGCTCCTTGGCCTTGGTGCGCACCGACTGGATGCCTGCAAAGGTGATCGGCTCGCCGAGCTGCTTCTTGCCGATGCTGGCGCTGTAAATGCCAAGCGGTGCACCAGGCCAATGCTGGCGCATCTTCTCGGCATTCTGCTCGATCAGCTCCTTGACGTGGGTCAGCATGAGCACCACGGTCTCCGGCCAATTCTGCAAAGCATCCTTGCACAAGGCGGCGACGATGTGGCTCTTGCCGGACCCGGTCGGCAGCACCAGGCATGGGTTGCCTGGCTCACCAGCCTCGAACCACGCATAAAGCTGGTCGATGGTTCGCTGCTGGTAGTCACGCAGCATCACGGCCCCTTGCTCGGATGGAGTACGCGTCAAATAGTTCTCGGCAAATGTTTTGCATTGCATAAGCCTCGGACTCATTGCCGATGTTTCCACC